GAGTCGCATGGGCAAGAGAAAAAATACGGCCTATTTTTCACTTTTGTAAAAAAGTTTAAGTCAAAAGTGGTCTGAATCGGTGTATAACTAATAGGGGCATGTTGTTCCCGATGACATTCTAGCACGGTGGGGATCGACCGGACGGTTCCAGTCTAGCGATAGACGATCCGAAAAGGGGCTGCACCTGGGCACTGATTGACGACTTATCAACCCGCTTGCAGATCGGCAAAAACCGACCGAGGGCAAAGGCACAATGAGGATTGACGAATGGAGAAGGCAAACAAGTGACCTCACTCCTCGCAAAGCAACGGGGCTTGAGACCTCGTCGAGGGAAGCTTATCAGGCTTACCTAAAAGTCGAGCTATGCTCTCCCTCGGACAAGGCACAACCAACCCAGGGGGAAACCTAGATTCGACATTATCCTTCGGGGTAGTGGACGTGGGTGCGAATCCCACTTCCTCCACCAATTTACAATGAAAGAAATAGACATAGAAGTACAACAACTCACCCCCGATCAGGCTCGGGCCTGGTGTGATGCGTTGCGGGTGGACTGGAGAAACTACATTGACGAGAAAGCGTCACAGCCGGAAACCTGGATAAATGCCTTACAGAAAAAGGCCTGGGAGTCGGAGGAGTGATGCCAAGTCTAAACCTTAAAAGCCACTCTAGGCGGAAGGGTAAACCTGTCGGATACAAAGAGTCGCCCAGAACCGATGTCGAAGCAGTGTCGATTCGGTCCAGTAGCAAGTGGACTAGGCTATCGAGACAGATCCGTAGCGAGCGTCCGATCTGCGAGGAGTGCTTGCGTAAAGGTGGGCCTCTAAAACCGAGCCAGGAAGTTCATCACGTTGTCAAGGTTAAGAGTAACCCAAACCTAGCATTCGATCCGGACAACCTAATGGCCCTTTGTAAAGAATGTCACTTAGAGATCGAGAACAGAGAAAATGGCTAGACCACAAAAACTTGTAACCGACTACGCTCAAATCGAGAAGCTTGCCGAGATTGGCTGTAGCGACGAGGAAATCGCCGGAGTCATTGGTGTGGGAAAGCGAACATTCGTGCGAATGAAGCAGCGAGACGACGATCTGGTTTTGGCATTGGATAGGGGTAAAGCTAACTTAAACGTAAAGCTTAGGCGATTTCAGATTGAGATGGCTCTGAGCGGATCGGTCCCAATGCTTATCCACTTGGGTAAGACGGTCTTAGGTCAGGGCCAGCCAAAGATCGAAGAAGCAAAGGAAAACCCATTGGCACAGTTTTTGCCAAGAGCCGAAACGCTAAAGAATTTACCTAAATCTGCGGATGAGCCGAGCGACTGAATATGCTCAATCAATTGTCTCTGGCAAAGTCCAGGCATGTAGATGGATTAAGCTAGCTGCCGAAAGGCATATGAGCGATCTGAAGCGATCAGACGTGTACTACGATCTCGATGAAGAGGATCGACGTTGCGGATTTATCGAGAACATTCTAACGCTCGAGGATGGCTCTCCTTTTCTGCTCGAGCCTTGGCAAGCTTTTATAGTTGGGTCGATATACGGCTGGAAATATGATCAGGATGATCGCCGTAGATTCAGGAATGCCATGATCTTTGTATCCCGCAAAAACGGAAAATCTGCTTTATTGGCTGCTATCATACTGTCGTCGCTGGTCCAAGATGGCCAATGTTATTCGCAGATGTTCGCGGTTGCTTCGGATCGCGGTCAAGCTACGCTGCTTCGCGACTACGTTTCCGGCTACATAAAGCGATCTGAACACTTGTCCGAGATTCTGGATGTTCAAACTTGGCTAACTAGGAACAAACTGACCGATACTGTTTTTAAGGCGTTGCATGCCGATCATCGTCGTCTCGATGGCCTGAACCCTGCGGTCGTTGTATTTGACGAACTGCATAGCCAGGAGGGACCGGAGCTAGACGACGTCATAAACTCGTCCTTTGGATCTCAGCCAAACTACTTATATGCTAAGATATCAACAGCCGGAGAGTTTGGCAGGGAAAAGCCAGCCATGAAGCAAAAAGACTTGGGCGAGAAAGTATTGGAAGGAGTCGTCGAGCTGGATGACTATTTTTATTTGAACTATACTATCGATAAGGGCGACAAGTGGGATGACCCGAGCATATGGCCCAAGGCTAATCCAAATCTGGGTGTGAGCAAGAACCTAGATTATATGACCGCCCTGGTAGATGTAGCTAAGGAGATTCCACAGAAGGTCTTGGATTTTAAAACGAAGCAGCTAGATGTCTGGATAGAAGCTTTCGATCAGTGGATAGACTCGCAGCGTTGGGATGCCTTGAAGGGCGACTATGTATGGGAAGACTTGCAGGGATGTAAAGCGTGGCTAGGAATCGACTTGGCTCGTGTTCGCGACATATCTTCCGTAGTGACCGTAGTTCAAACCGATCCCGATGAACCACTAAAGATCTGGGGAAAGCATTTCATACCAAACGACGATATCGAGAGAAGAACTAGGCATGACAAGGTTCCGTATGCCGTCTGGCGTAACCAAGGCGATATAATCACGACTGATGGCAATACAACCGACTTCGATGCGATATTTGAAACCATAATGCAGTGGAGCGATCATCTAGAGATCCAAGAGATCGCCTATGACAGACATTTCTCAGCCGAGCTTGTTCAGAGACTGTATAATGAGTCGCTCGAGCTTATACCGTTTGGGCAAGGCTTTATTAGCATGAATGACGCGGTTTGTGGCCTAGAAAGGCTGCTACTTGGCAAGAAAATGCAACATAATGGCGATCCAGTACTAGCTTGGGCGTGTTCAAACACGATTTTGGCCACAGATCCCGCAGGAAACCGGAAAATGGACAAAAAACGCTCAAAAGAGAAGATTGACCCAATGGTAGCCTTGGGAATGGCGATTGCTAGATCGCAGGACAACATCGAAGACGAAGGACCGCAAATTTACGTTTAGACACAAAAAAACCGCCCTCCCGCTAAGGAGGACGGCTTGCATAACCAAAACCAGCCCTGATACTGGCTACCTGGTTGGATCGGTCAAGTGTTTTTTGACCTTTTCCCAGTACGGAATCGTGGATTCCTTCAAATAACCTCGTGGACCCCCGTGGTGGATTCTAGTTATGAACTCTGCTCGGCTCATCCCCGCTGGCCGCTTGTGATCTTGGGCGTAGCGATCCATATACGCGAAGAAGATTCTGCGAGCCTTGTACGGATCGAACGCATCCTCGTGCGTCCAATCTGCTTTGGCCCACTCAGACGCATCCTGCACATATGCAGAATGCATCTGTAAGAGCCCATAGGCCTTTCCGGCATCGCCTATGGCATTTGGATCGCCGCTACTCTCAACGGCAATCAGTGCGAGTATTAGAGCAATCACGAGTGTGCCTCCCATCCATTAACCAATGAACCATCATAATGATTCATTGGGTCATAAAAGCCCACTGTTGCTTGGGGATAGTCGGCCTTTGCTAGTTTTAAGGTATCGTAGAAATCGACCAGGGTTTTACGGTCTTGGCCTTCTAATACGGACCCTCTAGGGTACTTATCGATCTTGTACACGGCTAGGCCATGAATGGATGTTTCTATTGAATAGGTCATACGTCTCCGAGGCTTTCACCTTCTTTGAGGATGTCAAAATCAAACTTATAAATAAATTGTAAAATATTTAGTCAATTAACCCTAAAGTCATGTAATATATAGTATAGAGGCATATGCGTAATCCATTCCGTAGAAAATCGAAAGACGAGCCGCAAAATAATCTATCATCGCCCGATGAATGGCTAGTCGATGCTCTCTTTCGTGGATTGTCATCCTCGGGAGTCAAAGTGACTCCTATCACGGCGTTGGGCATTTCAACGGTCTATGCGTGTGTAAATGTCATCTCAAAAGCTATCTCTAGTCTTCCACTATGCATTTATGAGCACAGCGAAAACGGAGACAAGGTAAAGGCCTACAACCATCCTCTTTATAACGTCCTGACACTGAACCCGTCAAAAAACATGACGACCAGTGAGGTCATGGGGGCAATTGTTAGCAATCTCATACTTCGCGGAAACTCATACTCTCTGTTAGGTCGCGACGGGCTTGGAAACGTCCGGCAGATGATGCCGATTGAACCAAGCGACATGAGCTTGCAGATTCATCCTGTCACAAATGAGATAGACTACCTAGTCGATGGCAAAAAGGTTCAGCGATCTAGGATTCTACATGTCAAGGGGCTAAGTAGCTCCGGTGTTCTCGGCTTTGATACTACGACCCTAGCTAAAGATACAATCGGTCTAGCAATTGCCCTACAGGATGACTTGGCGAGTTTCTTTAAGAACGGGGCAAAGATGGGTAGCATCCTGCTATCCGACAAAACGCTAAAGGCTGAACAGATCCAGAGACTTCGCGATGCATTCGACAGCCGTCACAAGGGAACCGACAATACATACAAAACGGCAATCCTTACAGACGGTCTAAGGCCTTTTACAGAACGCTTCAGCTATCAGGATTCTCAACTGGCCGAGCAACGCAAGATCACGACCCAGGAGATTGCCAGGACATTTGGCGTGCCTTTGTCCAAGTTGCAGATCGAGTCGGCAACGCCTAGAGCTAATGTAGAGGAATCGAATCGGGACTTTGTCACCGGAACGCTTCGCCCGATTGTAGTCTCGCTCGAGCAGGTGTTAAATTTAAACCTAATACCGGAATCGCAAAGAAACCAATTCTCTATCAGCTTCAATATGGACGCTCTCCTTCGCGGGAATGTCGAGGCTAGATACAATGCATATCGGATCGGGCGTGAATCTGGGTTTCTGTCTGTTAACGAGATCAGAAGGATGGAAGGACTTAATGGCATAGGCGAAAAAGGAGATACCTACTTGCAGCCACTAAACTTCACGGAACTCGGATCGGCACCTAATGAAGAGGACATAGAAGATGAGTAAGATTTATATATATGATCAAATCGGCGGGAACGGAATTGTAGCTTTAGACGTCATCAAGCAGCTATCCGATCTAGATGGAGACATCGACGTACACATTAACTCCGGCGGCGGTTCGGTTAGCCAGGGGATTGCTATCTATAATGCTCTTAAGGAATATGACGGTCAGGTTCACGTTTTCGTGGATGGTTTGGCAGCTAGTATTTCATCGATCATCGCAATGGCTGGAGATACCCTTACGATGGCTGAAGGATCTCTTATGATGGTTCACGAGGTTTGGACCGAGATCGCCGGAAATGCCGGAGAACTTCGCAAGGAAGCCGAAGTATTGGAGAAGCACACCAATACTATTTTGGATATATATGAAAGCAACACGCCTTTGAGCCGTGACGAGATAAAGAAAATGCTCAAGGCCGAAACTTGGCTAACAGCCGAGGAGGCATATGAGCTAGGCATCGCCACAGATATTTCGGGAGCACTTAAGCAAGCTGCCTCGGTAAATATAAATAGCTTCATGAATGCCCCCAAGGAGCTTGAGGCAATCATCGCTCTTAACACTAAGAGTCTAGATCCAGATCCAGAACCAGAAAAGTCGGACCCTGAACCTGAGCAGCCCCGGGGCGAGGAGGATCAAGACGATCACAAAAACATTTCAATGGTTCCAACAGCCGAAATGGCCGCTGAAGCAGCCAATGGACTAGAATGGCGAGCGGAATACAATCGCGGTGGAACTGAAGTGGGAGTGGCTAGAGCTAGAGATATAAAGAATCGAAAGACTCTTAGCCAAGACACTGTTAACCGAATGATTAGCTACTTTGCGAGGCACGAGGTTGATAAGGAAGCCGAAGGATTTCGCCCTGGTGAAGATGGATACCCGTCAGCGGGCCGGATCGCCTGGAGCTTGTGGTCGGGAGATGCCGGAAAGGCCTGGGCGAACGCTCGTCGCGAAGATGACTCCGAAGCTTATTACGATCCCGAGGAGGAAGAGGAAAAGAATTTCACAGATAAAGAATTTGTCGCTCGTTTAGAATCTGCCAAGCAGCGTCTGGCGACACTAACCAAACTGGCCAAGCTCTAGCGAGCGACTCGGCCCAAAAAAACAACCCATACACAACTAAAAAAATGGATAAACTAGTAAACAAGCGCGCTCAGTTAGTTACTGAAATGCGTTCTCTCCTCGATGGTAAGGAAGGCTTGAATACGGAAGACCAAGAGAAGTTGGCTAAAATTGAGGCCGACTTTGATTCTGTTGAAAAGCAAATCCGAGCTGAAGAGAAAATTAATAAGATTGAAGACAAGTTGGCTTCTGTTATCGAAGACAGCTACGCACCTTCAATCCAAAAGGAAAATAGCGTAGACGACTACCGAGCGGCTTTTGATGAGTATGCTCGCAAAGGACTCTCTGCTCTAAATGGCGAAAAGTTGGCTGCTCTACAAGTGGGCACCGATTCCGAAGGTGGCTTCATCGTTCCTGAGTCTTTTGAAACTCAGATCGTTGAAATCCTTCAGGATGTTAACCCATTCCGTAGCGTTGCAAACGTAATCCGCACGGCTTCAGATCGGAACATTCCGGTTGAGTCCAGCATCGGTTCTTTTGCATATGTAGCCGAAGAAGGAGCCTATGGATCTTCTGATCCCGTGTTTGCTCGTGTTACTCTCGGTGCTCACAAAGCTGGCGGTATTGTCAAGGTTTCCGAAGAACTCCTCCAGGATGCTTTCTTCAATCTTGAAACTTACTTGGCTAACGTAGCTGGTCGTCGTTTTGCAAACCTTGAAGAAGCTTCTTTCTGCACTGGAACTGGTAGCAGCGAGCCTCAAGGTCTGTTTAACCCAACCTACAGCAACAATGTTACCGGAGCTGTATCGGCTGCCGCCGCTATCACTAGCGACGACCTGATCGACGTATTCCATTCCTTGGGACGTCAGTATCGCAGCAGTGCTACATGGCTAATGAATGACTCTGCTGCAAAACTGATCCGCAAGCTCAAAGATGCTGACGATCAGTACCTATGGCAGCCAGGTCTGCAAGCAGGTCAGCCCGACACGATTTTGGGTCGCCCCGTTATCGTCTCGACTCAGGCTACTGCTCCAGCGGTTGACGCAAAGAGTGTTATCTTTGGAGATATGTCTTACTACACGATTGCTGATCGTGCTGGCGTATCTGCTCAGAAGCTAAACGAACTGTTTGCAGCTAATGGCCAGGTCGGCTACAAGTTCAGCACCAGAAACGACGCTAAGGTAATTCTTAACGAAGCCTTTACTTCTTTCACTCACGGAGCTGCTTCCTAAGATTGCAAATTAAAGCAATAAAAAGTTTTGCTACAAAAGGCAGTGGCTATCGGGTTGGGGATACCTACCAGGTAGCTGCTGCCACTGGCAAACAATGGGTCAAAAACGGATGGGCCGTGGAGGTTAAAACCCCGCGAGCCAAGAAGTCTAAAAGCCCAGAGGTAATATAAGCCTCCCCGTTCTCAATGGTCTAATAATTTAATCAGTGGAGACTTCACGAGTCGGGGAGGTGTCCCCTCTTATATAAAAATGCCTATCTACTACAGCTACAAAACCACTACAGGCCCAAGCAGTGAGCCTATAACATTGTCAGAGGCTAAGGCCCAACTTCGTGTAGAGTCGGATTTTACCGACGATGACACTTGGATCACTACGGCAATAACAGTAGTTCGCGAGCAGGTAGAGTCATTCACAAATCGGGCTTTAATGCCCCAGAGCTTTGAATTAGCCGTAAGCGAGTTTAGCGACGAAATAGAATTACCTAAACCGCCATATAGTAGTTTGTCCTCTATACAGTATTATGATTTGGACAACGCTCTTCAAACTCTTTCTAGCAGCTACTACCTGGTCAATGATTATACAGAGCCAGCAGTAATTGCTAAAAAAACCGATCAAACTTATCCGGAAACATACGACAGGCCCGACGCGGTTAGGATCGCTTTTTCGTCTGGATATGCAGATGCGGCCAGCGTTCCTGCATCTATAAAACAGGCTATGCTAATGCTTTTGACCGATCTATATGATAATAGGTCAGCCAGCTCTAGCCACTTAAATACAGTCAAAATAGACTGGACCCCAGCGGTCTTAAATCTGCTATCGACAAATAAAGCCATCCTTTACTAATGCTATCCTCTAGGCTCCAGGTTTATGCTAAAAGCGAATCTGTAAACAGCTATGGGGAATCCGAGCTAACTACTTCGCTATACAAGTCTGTCTGGGCACAAGAAATGGAAATAAAGATGGACGAAGTGCAAGATAGCGAATCGGTAAAAAGCATGGATGCTTATAAGTTCAAAACTCGCTTTAATAGCTGGTTAGATGAGAACTATGAAATCCAGTACGATGGTGGAACTCTGACGATAGAAAGCGTCGAGCCAGCAGGGCATCAATTACGCCAATGGCTAATAGTTAAAGCCATTAGACAGCAATGAATCAGCGATTTAAAACTTTCACCAGGGGAAGTTCGCTTAATTCATATGGCGAGCTCTCTGATACATTTACCCAAGGATCATCCATATTCGGTCGGGCTAGACACTATACAGATGGAGAATCCTTGGTATCAAACAAGCACAGGCCTTTGCATAAGGTTGAGATTCATGCGAGGCACTTTAGTGGCACCATAAAAGATCATATAGAGTACCTAGACTATCGATGGGAAATCGAGGGAGTGAGGAGATCTCACAGGTCCAGTATTATTAAGATAATAGCCAATAGATTATATGCCATAGCCAAGGGCAAGTATGTACAACCAAACGGCACAAACTTTTATTTAACGCCTTCTGGCAACTTCTATTTACAGTCATGAGTGATATTACAGTCAGTAGCGATATTCACACTTTTATGCAGTCGGCCAGCAATTCGGCTGCTCGCGACAATCTTGGTGTTGGAGACAGCGACGCCGTCAATCACGCATCACTGACGCTGACCGGAAACGCCGAGGCGGTTGAGTTTATTGGCGACCTTGAGGGGGCAGTCCGGTTTAATGCTAAAGCTGGCGAGGCGTTAACCAAAGGCGATGCGGTTTACGTTTCAGGAGTTAGCGGAAATCTTCCAGTCGTTAGCAAAGCGGATTCGTCTAGTTCGACGACCATGCCATCTTTCGGTCTGGCTGCTTCAACGGTTTCGCTAAATGCGTCTGTTCAGATTGTTACATTCGGAACACTATCTAGCATAGACACATCAAGCTACACGGTCGGCGATACTTTATACATCAATGGAACCGGAACGCTTTCAGCAACGAAACCGACCGGAGAATCAAACCTCGTTCAGAATATCGGCAAGGTTCAGCGAGTCCACGCATCCGCCGGATCGATAAAGGTTGGCGGAGCAGGGAGAACAAACGACACACCAAATCTAAATGAAGACAAAATTTTTATCGGCAATGCGTCGAATCAAACGACGACTGAAACCTTATCAACAGCTATTTCGGGAGCTGGCTCGCCTATTATTGCAACAGGCTCGACTACTCCTTCGTCGGCTCCTGCAAAAGCTGGTGACATATTTGTAAACACAACCGACGGCGATGTCTACATCGCCAAGGGTTCTACATCGTCCGCAGATTGGGTTCTAGTTTCATGATATACACAGAATGAAAACACTCTTAGCAGCCATTATGTTTGCAACGACGACTCTTTTCGGAGCCGATCTAGTTTTAACGTGGCAAGATAACAGCGACAATGAAGATGGCTTTGAGGTGTGGCGGAAAACTAATGACGGTCAATGGTTGCTCATCGCCGCGACAAACGCTGGTGACAGTAAGTTTACCGATGGCGTTATCCCTATCGGAACGACGCTCACATATCGCGTTCGGGCCTGGAATCAATTCGGGGAATCGGATTGGACTAATATAGTGAGCGTTAGTACATTTCCTCCAGCAGCTCCCAGCAGTTTAAACGGCGCAGTAATAAAGAGCGAACCTGTTTCAATAGTGCCGCAGCGGTTGCGGGAAGAACTCGGCACGCCGTTGCGTAGAAGCGTTTCAGTGCGTACATATAGAGACAAACACGGGAGGCTTGTAATAGAGAGATCGTGATCAATGAGCAGCGAATTAATAGCAATGCTAGGAGGCGGGGTTACCGGCTTCGTGATGAAGCTGATTTCAGCTCAGATGTCGATACAGGCAAAGGCGATAGACAACATGATCAATCGTCAAAAGCTAGCCGACGACTCGGCGGATCGAGCAGCCAAACGCGACGGCTCTGGCGGTGCTTGGATTCGTCGGCTCATCGCCATTTGCATTCTATTCTCGATGATCTTCGCACCGTTCGTGATGGCATTCTTCGATATTCCGGTGACGGTCGAAAAGGCGAAGGGCGGCATTCTGAGCTTTCTGGGGCTTGGCCTCAATGGCTGGAAACATCTAGAGGGCTTTGTTCTCCTTCCCGAGGTGCGGCAGGGGATGCTCGCCATCCTTGGATTCTATTTTGGCAGCTCTCAAGTTAAATAGTCATGGACATCTCCGATAAAACAGCAGTTACCATTCCCCTTCGCAATCTGATCGCGTTGATTGGGTTTACCATAGTCTCAGTAACGGGATACGTCAACATGACGAGCCGTATCGCATCGCTTGAGAACGCTCAAAACATTAGAGACGTTGAAATAGGGATGAATACCGAGTTCCGCATCAAATGGCCTAGAGGAGAACTTGGGGCACTTCCTGACGATGCTGAACAGAATTTACGACTCCAATATCTAGAAAAAAACGTTGAGGAGTTGGTCGGATCGGTTGAGCGATTAAAGGATCACGGGTCAGCCAATTTCGGCCTGTCAGACAAGAAATTTCTAGACGTTAAATGACATGGAACAGCATTTTGTAAAATCTCTCTATTCAGCAGCTTTGGGACTGATCGGATCATTCACATCAATTGCTAGTGTAAGTGAGTTTCTGGGAATCTTGGGAGCCGCTGTTTCCATCTGTTCGGGATGTTTGGCAAGTTACCATTTGATATTGGGCATACGCATTCGCAAGCGGGACATTGAGGAAAGGGAAAACGACTAGTGGCTAAGGCAAATATGGAAGTCAAAGTTCCTACTCGTCAGATAATGGAGATAGAGAAAGAGCTTTTCAAGCTTGGTGATCCTAAGTGGGTTTTTGGAAGATACCAGGCTGCGGCGAAGCATGCAATGAAGCCAGTGTTGGATATGATTGTGCAAACAGCTCCACACAAAACCGGAACACTTAAAAAATCTATAACAATAAACAGCAAAAAGAGCAGAAAAAGAAGGGGCCAGTCTTCGGCTCGTGTTGGAGTTGGATCAAAAAAAATCTTTGTAAAAACAAATAAGCAAGGAAAACCTGAACTATACAAGCCAGCCGTATTGATAAATGCCATAGAGTTTGCTAAAAATGGGAAAGCAGGAAGTGGTTTTATAAGAAAGGCAGCAAAGAAAAAAGGGAACGCTAAAATATTAGAGCAAGGAATTCGTGAGTTCATGAATAAAGCAGTTAAGAAAAGAACTAAGTTCCTGCTAAAGAAAAGGAGTAAAAAATGATTTCAGATTTACGATCATACATATTAAGCGACTCATCTATATCTGCTGTTATTGGAACAAGACTTTTCCCAGAGATAGCTCACAATATCACAGCTTCAGACCCATACGCTATTTACACCATAATAAGTAGCAGCACTGTAGATTCTCACTCCGATTCTGGACTGCTTCATGAAGACTTGCTGGAAATAAGTGTTCATGCCTCTACAGCCAGTCAGATATATGATATGGCCGAGTTATTTAGAACAAGGCTAAATAACAAAAGAATTTCTTTGGGATCTTATGACGCCCATATAAAGTGGTCTTCGTTCAATACTAATTATTCCGACAACGATGAAATTTTCTCAGGGTCTATTACCCTGGATATAACATGGAGCTAAGGGCTCCTCTAAACAACAACCCAAAAACATAAACGCACATGGCTAAATATGCAGCAAACGGCGCGACCATCACAGTTGGTGGAACCGCCATCTCTAACGTGGTTTCGTTTGGGGTCCCCTCAGACTCCTCAGAAGAAATCGACGTATCTGATCACAGCGACGACCGTCGCGCATTCGTTAATGGTCTTGTAGACTCAGACGATATGACAATGGAGCTAGTCTACGATCCAGCAGATTCCGGACAAGGTACTCTTCGGGACAACGTAGGTGGAGCAGCTCAAACATTCGTCATCACACTGAGTGGTCCTAGTGCATCTCATATCCATACCTTCTCGGCATTGATAAAGGGATTCGCTATCGATCTACCAGCAGATGGTGCTTTGACCGCTACCGCTACAATCAAGCGTACCGGAGACGATACGATTAGTTCTTCATAATCTTTCATTAGCCGACCATGAAAGAACAAACGATCAAAGTTAAAATCAACGGAAAGGATCGCGAAGTCTACGCTGGCAACGCGGCCCTTTTACGTTTTCGTCGTGCTGGTGGCGATATGGCGTTAATCTCTCAGGCATCTGAGGATAGTAACAACGCTTTATTCGACTCCTTGGACGCGATTGTTAAACTAATTTGCGTTAACCTAGTTAAGAAGGATTTAACTCCAGATGAAATTGCGGATGGGGTTGAATCTATGCCTGAGCTATTTAATGCAGCCGGAGTCCTACTAAATCAAGTCCCTTGGTTGGTCGGCTCCAAAGACAAAAAGTAACGGGCTCCGATGACGCAGGGCGACTATGATAAAGCATTGCTAGATGATTTTGCATTTGCAGTAGTTGCCTTGCGTCTAAGGCCTGACGACTTTTGGGCTATGAGTCGAGGTGAGTATATAGCATGCGTAAACATGTGGAGACGACTAAACGGACAAGAAGTCGCCGAAGGAAACACGCAACAAAGAGTAGATTCTTTTTCTAAATATTTAGAAGGAACATTTGGCGGTAAGGTAGATAAGAGAAAAAATGGCTAAGAATGATATCAGTTCAGTTTATGTCGAAGTAGTAGTTAACGCTGACGGCACTGTTAAGCCTATGAGTGCTGCTCAGAAGGCTTTTTTCAATTTCCGCAAAGAAACGTCAAGGCACAAGGGCCTGGGCAAATCGATAGCCAATCAAATGACCAAGATGGCTGGTGGAATCTTTGCAGCCCATAAGGCGGTCACTCTTCTGTCGTCAGCCGCTAAACAAATGTTTACAGACGTTAGTGCCTTCCAGCGAATGTCTGTAGAACTTAAAGTGGCCACTGGATCTGCGATGAGAGCCGAAGAAGCTTTCGCAATGATCCAAGACACGGCCAAAAAGCTTCCATCATCGATTCAGGATATCACAGAAGGCTTTGTTCGACTCAAGAACATGGGCCTTGATGCCAGCCAAAATTCACTAATTTCCTTCAGCAATACGGCTGCTGCTATGGGCAAATCCCTTAAGCAATTTATAGAGGGTGTTGCGGATGCCAATACAAGAGAGTTTGAGCGATTAAAAGAATTTGGTATCCTTGCGAGGAACCAGGGAAACAAAATTAGATTTACTTTTCGTGGTACAACTACGGAGGTTGAGAACAGCTCTAAGGCCATTATAGGATTCCTAACAGACTTAGGAAATGTCGAGTTTGCAGGAGCAGCAACAGAACAAATAGATACACTTTCCTCGCGGGTTACAAAGCTCAAGGATGCTTTATTTAATTTAAATGTAGCAGCTGGAACGGGAGAGGCTGGAGCTGTTGGAGACTTCTTTAAAGACCTAGAAGGAATAGCGGATCGTACGGCAGATGCCTTAACTATGGGTAAGTTTAGATCCAAGCTGACTGAACCCATTCGATTTACGGGTACTGCATCGGGTTTTATGGGACAAGCTGGTCCAGTCGGGATTGCTCGTGCGGAAAAAAGTTTATCTGGCATAAGAAGGGTTTTTAAGAATCTTAGTACAAAAGAACTTCCCCTTGCCAATAGACTTATAGAAGAACAGAAAGATAAGGTAGATGAGGTTCGCGGCGTAAGCGATGAACTTCTTCAGAAGGAGCGAAGTAAGCTTAGGTTTATGGTTAGGGGCCTAAAGGTAAGTAGGGAGAGAATAAAGGCCGACAGAGACTCTTTAACAGAGGAAGAAAAGAAAACTGCCAGTGTTGCTAAGCAAGAACAAATTGCAGCTCAAGCAGATAAAGTAGCAGAAGCACGAGAGACTAGGAGAAGGGAATTTGCCCTACAAGTTGCTAAAGAGACAGATGATGTAAACGGATTAGTAAGACTTCAATCTCTAGCGATTGAAGATTTAGCTAAAGCTGAAAGCGACCTAGCAAGATCTAGAGAGGAAGTAACTGGCCCTGCTCTTTTAAAAGAATACATAAGTGCTCTAGAATTTGCCGAAGATAAACTTATTGAAATCCAATCGGGATTCATAGAAATTGCAGAAAAAAAAGCCGAAGCCGCTAAAGAGGCAGCAGAAGAGCTTGAAAAGGAAACACAAAAGAAAGCCAAAGCGTTACAAGAACAGATCGACAAAACTGAAGAGCTTGGTGGAGCTGAAAATTTTGTAGCAGAAGCAGAGCGTAAGCGGGCCTTAGAATCCTTAGTAAGAACAAGTAAGGGTAACCAGTTACTAGATGTTTTGCGAGCCAAGCACGAAGACGTCAGGCTTGAAATACTCAGGGTTAAGGAGGCATCTAAGGGCTTGATTGGGGATGATATGATTGAGGCCCAGGACAAACTTGACGATCTGCAAGTGGACTTGGATCAAACTGGAAACGCAATCATTCGTCAAAAAAACAAGATGGATGAGTTTGCAAACTCAATGAAAGACCTTTTTGAGGATGTTCGCGAGGGAATTGCAGATGCCATAATCGAAGGAGAAAACTTCAAAGGAGTGCTTGAGTCCATTCTTAAGCAGATAGCAAAAAGCCAAATAATGAAGGCCATAGGTTCTTTCGGGACCGAAGACACAAAGGCTAGCGGGCTGCTGTCATTGTTTACCAGAGCCAAGGGGGGACCAGTAACCGCTGGCAGACCTTACTTGGTTGGAGAAAGGGGACCAGAGCTTTTTACTCCTACTGGAAGTGGATCTATCGTTCCAAACAACAGGATGAGCAGTGGAACTAGAACCGTAAACGTAGTAAACAATTTTTCTATTGATGGCGGAGACAAACGAGAAATGCAGCAAATGATAGCATCCTCGGTATCTGCCTCGGTGAGTTTAGCAGTAAATAAAATGCAAGATAATAAAAGAAGGGGAATCAGATAATGCCTACCATCCCAGTATCCAATGCTCTTTATACGGGACCGCAGTTTAGCTCGTTTAACGTAACGAGAAGCAAAAGTACACCGTCTACCGTCAGCCCTTTTTCAGGAGACTTGCAGGTATATGAATGGGTCGGCTCGGAAAAGTTTCAGTGGACCGGACAACTTGCACCAGTGAGTTCATTGAGCGATAAAGAAGATTGGATAGAATTTTTGTTAGACATGGAAGGAATGAGCGAAACATTTACGTTTGACCTAAACTCGGTAACTAACAAACTGTATAAATACGCTCCACTTCCATCTAGCACCAGTCACACTCTACCTACTACCTGGAGACTTGCTGAACCTATTGTAGGCTGGTCAATAGATATTAGCGGTCTCTTAGTAGGAATCCAAATAAAAGCAATAGAACCCTAAATTTATGTCTCGCAACCTAGAGTCAACAATGAGTTCAAACCTGGCTTCTACTGTAGTTAAGCCAGCATTCTTTGTTAAGTTTGAGTTCGACCATACAAGCACTCCTGGAGACAGTGATTTGCGGTTATGGACGGGTTCTGGAACTATATCATATGATTCTGAAAATTATATAGGATTGGGGAATCTAGTAAACCTAGAGATGCCAGCAGAAAGCCAGGACGGATCTGCACAGGCGGTAACATTCACTCTCTCTGGATTGCCTTCGACAAATATAAGCCTTGCCATGACCGAGCAATATCAGAACAGGCCAGTCACCTGTTGGTTTGCCACTATGTCAAATGCAACGACTATTAGCGGGACTCCTTATAAGATATTTGAAGGACTTATCGACGTCATGGAGGTTTCGGACAATGGTCAGACCGCTTCCATATCCGTTAAGACAGAAGGTTTTGCTTATGGAGTTGGGCCATGTTCGGCTAGAAGAACCGAGCAGGATCAGAAAGAAAGATATTCATCAGACAGGAGTTTGCGTTTTGTCGCCGACCTAGCCGAGAAGGAGTTTCGTTGGGGAATAAAAGCTTGATGTTTAATTGGTCGAATAATTGTGGTCATCAAGCAATTGACTTTTTAAAAGACACCAGGGGAATCAGCTTGGGCGAAGAATTCACATGCATAGACAGTCCTTATAAGGCATGTCGATTGATACGGCCCTACGGATCGATATCGGCTTTTCTTAGCTCAATATCTTACTTACATAAGATAGAAGTAAAGAAAGCCCGTATAGGCGATCTAATGGTCTTTGATTGGGGCAAGGGAATGCTTCACTTTTCCCTAGCTATAAACTCAGACGGGATAACCTCAGTTGGCCCTTGTGAGCATGGAAACTTATTTTTTAAAACACTAGAAGCCTCATCGGCGTTTAAAATATGGCAGGACCAGTAGCAACTTTTTTAACGAAAACATTTGGCTCGGCAGCGGCTCAAGCGGCTTTTACCGCAACTAAAGCTATCCCACTTTGGGCCAGTGTAACTGCACATGTAATAACAGCCGGAGCAACTATGATCGGTTCTGCTCTACTTGCTCCAAAGAATAGATTTGGCCAGGGCAGTGATCGAAACTCTTTAACCGTTCGTGGGGCTAACAGTCTTGGGTCTACAACAAATAGACAATACATTTACGGCGAAGTCAAAGTTGGTGGAACCATTGTGTATATGGGAACCAGTGATTTTGACTCTAGTGTAACGGGGAATGACAATAGATATCTTCACATGGCTCTGGTTCATTGTGATCACGAGACCGAAGAGCTAGGTGATCTATATGTTAATGGTGAAGTCGTAAATTTTTCTGCATACAGCAGTGACGGTGCATTAAGATCGGCAACAGGAACCAGGTATTCTGGCAGTCTATCGATTGCCGATCACCACGGTGGCCCTAGTCAAACTGTCAATAGTACGCTGGATGCCGCCATGGGAAATTGGTATGCCAGCGACAAGCTTAGTGGAATGTCATACACCTATATCAGGCTACTACTGAAGGATGGCGATGACAATGCTTTTCCTACTGGCATCCCGCAGTTCCAGAGAGTTGTAAAGGGAAGAAAGGTTTATGATCCTCGGGAGTCTTCTCATGATCCAGATGATAGTACGACCTGGGAGTATAGTTCTAATTGGGCCTTATGCGTTGCCGACTATTTGCAAAGCGAGTTCGGTTATGGGAGAATAGGACTTGGTCACAGCAAAATCAACGAAACAGAACTAATTGCTTCTGCCAATAATAGTGACGAAACAGTAAATAGTAAATGGGATAATTGGTCGGCATCAGAGGACGTTGCCCTAAACACTCAGAGACTAATAACGGAAGGAGCAATCCTCGTTTGCACAACAGCGGGAACTACCGGAACATCAGAGCCAGCAGGACCATACAGTGGTGGAGAAACAAACATTTCCGATGGTACGGCAATTTGGAGAGTTCTGTATGCTAATCCAGCCGGAACCGAAAGCAGGTATGAGTTAAATGGAATAGTTAATTCAGATGAAGACCCAATGGAGGTTGTGCGTTCAATGCGTACAGCCGCTGACGGTCTGGTAGAATATATTGGCGGCGAATGGTTTGTTCGCTCTGGGAGGTACATAACTCCTACAATAACTTTAGACGAATCTGATTTTGCTGGACCAATATCCGGTACGACCAAAGATGACCGTACAGTTTCGGTAAACACGATTAAGGGAGTTATCGTAAACAAAGACGATGCATATAATGTTATCGACGTTCCTTCATTCACTAATTCTACATTTGTAACGGAGGATAATGGGGTTGTTTCGACCAGGGAATTAGAGCTTTTATTTACCAACAGTCCAGCTTCGGCTCAACGGCTATTCAAAATTGCTTTAGCTAAGGCACGTCAGCAGATCAGTCACAAGGCTACCTTCACGGCAAAGGCGATGCAGCTTCAGGTGGGCGATAATTTCAAGCTGGATTTTGCAAAGTACGCATACAGTTCGACTGCTAGTACTCCAACAACATTCCAGGTATGGTCGCATCAGTTAAAGATTGGCGGGAATGGCGAACTCTTGGTTGATATGGAGTTTCGCGAGATTGCCAGTAATACATACGATTTCGACGCAACGACCGATCAAACTACAGTCGATCCGGCTCCAACGTCTTTTCTTCCAGATCCGTTTACGGTTACGGCTCCGACCGGAATGTCGGCTAGTAGCGGTACTGACCAACTTGTAGAGACATCGGATGGAAGCATTTTGCCCACCGTTTTAGTAGAATGGACTGCGGCGGCTAGTGTTAATGTCATCGGGTATCAAATCCGCTGGAAATATGCAAACCTTGTAAGGGATGCTCATTATAGGTATCTAACAATAAACGGCAGGAACAACACTTCATTAGTTATTACGGGGGTTAGGGAAAGTAGAGGCAATGCAAACCAGTATATTGATATTGATATTCGCTCTATCACACCATTAAAGGAAGGCGAATGGACGGTCGTCGAAGACGGTCACGACGTCATCGGCAAATCGGAGGCTCCAACAGATCCAAGCAGCCCGACCGTTGCTGCGGTCGAGAACGGTGTTACGGTTACGTTTTCCGAGCATCCCGATTTAGACTTTCTCAATTACCATATCTGGGTTCAGACATCCGCCTCGGCTCCGACGCATACCGGAACCGGACCATTCACGCCCATCGCCACAACGACAACGAGCGGCCTTACAAAGACGATTCTAGGCCTTGATCCATCAACGACCTATTACGTTTTTACGGCGGCGATGGATAGTAGTCGGCTGTTCTCGGATATTGTCGCGACAACTCCGGCGACGATCAGCCCATCGGCAATCGCGGCTGGAGATATCGAAAACTTGGGATTCTTAGCAACCGAAGATTCGATTAATTTAGGGACTGAAGGCAATGGCGGCGTAACGACAGGAACCATTTTGCCTGTAGGAAACACGGAAGCAACCGACAACGGCACGACAATTGACACTAGCGGCAACATCGATTCTGAAATTAATTTAAACACGAACGGTGCAGTCGCTGTTGGCAAGACTAGCTCGAGCAGCACGACATCGGGATTCTGGCTCGGTACGGATGGATCAGGCGATTATGATTTCCACATCGGCAACACGGCCAAAAGTCTACAGTGGGACGGGTCTGTTGGAAATTTAAGTATTACGGGAGATGTCGATATCAACGTCGATAACGCTTTCTCTGTTTCCGAGAAAATCCTAGCGACTGGCAATACTTCATATAATACATGGCAAGGACCACCAATTTCAGGAGCTGGCTTGTTCTCGCAGAGCCCAGAAGGCTCTGACTCATCAATGGGTCTGCTTAACGTCGGAGCCGCTGCCAATACAGATATAGATTTATTCGCAGCTTTTACGGATGGCACTTACGCATCTAAGACTGCGGTCGGCGGCGAAAGACATTTCGATATTGAGGCTTTCGGATATGACGGGAGCAACTATAAAAGAGGCGGAACGATACAGATAAAAATACTAGGCCCAGTGTCTAGCAGCCATACCTATGCTAGGTCGGACATAGGGATTTTTCCTAAATCGACAGCAGGCGGTGGTGACTCTTATCTATTTACGCCAAGTGGGTTAGTGTTTAAACGTAGTGCTGGCCTGTATGAGGCAACGCTGCGAAACGATGGGGCCAATGACAGACTGACCGCTGAAAATTTTAGGGTAGCCTACGACTTGACCATCGGTGGTGCTCTTTACGACGGCCAATCTACGCCTAGCTCTGGCACATCAGGCCAAGTTCTAAGCTCGACCGGAAGCGGAACGCAATGGATTGATTCTGCCGCTGGACTGTGGACGCAGTCAGGTTCGGATATTTACTATGACACGGGACGGGTCGGCATAGGTGCGGCGCCTACCGCTCCCCTTCAGGTGCAAGCAGATGCCATTGCCATTAAATTAGACGGTTCATCAAATACAACTCGCAGTATTTTCTTTAGGAATACAACTTCATCTAATCCTGCACAAATTTTTTCAGATGGATCATTGCGTCTGTTTACGGAAGACTCCGGAACAGATATTCGTTTTCACACGAATAGCAACGGCTCTACCAACGAACGCCTCCGCATAAACTCCACAGGCATAGACGTTACTGGCAATGTTTCATTAGCAGACAACGGTAAGGCTACGTTCGGTTCTGGTGATGATCTACAGATTTATCATGATGGTAGCCATGCAAGGTTGCGAGAAACTACTGGTGATTTTAGAATACAAACAACCTCAAGTGGTGTTAACGCATTAGTCGCCAAACAAAATGCCCAAGTTGAGATTACACACGCAGGTTCAACAAAACTAGCTACAACATCCACAGGCATCGACGTTACTGGCACAGCCAAGGCTGATGGGTTGACTGTAGAAGCAAGTATTTCTTCGACTGTTTCGTCTGCAACAGGAACAGTTGGAAGGTTTATAAATAACGCAAATTCTTCTGATGCTGCCATTGTTGATATTGTTGGAGGAAACACAAGTGCAACAAGCGGAGAAGCTATTTCGGCTCTTTACTTGAGTGATGCAAATGCAAACGGTAGAGGTCGTGTCGAATATAGCCATCAGAATGACAGTCTTGAGCTATATTCAGCGGCAGTTCCTAGATTAAACATTGCCAACAACGGCGACATCAGCTTTTATGAGGACACAGGTACTACGGCTAAGTTGTTCTGGGATGCGTCTGCGGAGGGGTTGGGTATTGGAACTAGTTCTCTTACAACTGGAGCAAACTTAACTTTGTCTGGTCAAGGATTTGGTACGGTTGGTGCAGATAGTGGTAGCATTGCGTTTGGTCAAAATGCTTCTTATCAGGGCAGGATTTATCAAGACAATGCAACGAGTGATTTCTTTATAGAAAACACATATTCTAGCGGCGACATTGCCGTTAAAACTAATGGCTCTGAACGCCTCCGCATAGACTCATCGGGCAACGTGGGCATCGGCACTACGTCGCCAAGCAGTCCTTTGACCTTAAATAAGGATACTGGCACTACGTCAGCGTACAGCACTGCGTCAATTGCCAGAATCGACGGAGGAGCAGGTTCTAATGAAATTGGTGGAATTGGTTTTGGTTACTACAACTCAGATTACAATGGCTACAAACCACACGCTTTTGTTGGCAGTGTAATTGAATCTTGGACTAACTATTCTAAGGCGGGATTGGTTTTTGCGACACGAGGTGTAGATACCAACACCGAACCAACCGAACGCCTCCGCATAGACTCGTCAGGCAACGTCGGCATCGGCACGCCGTCGCCTTCTAGTCAACTTACGATAAGAAACACCACTACACAGCTCGCACCTGTTGTTACGTTACTAAATGAATCGTTTGCGGGCAATGAAGGTGGTGCTATTGACTTTGACTACTCCCAGACACAACCCACAGCTGCAAGAATAAGCACGGAAAATGATGGTGCATTTTCAGCAGACTTACTTTTTTCTACAAAAACAACAGGAGCTACTGGAAACTCTTTGCAAGAGCGTATGCGCATAGACTCGTCAGGCGACGTCGGCATAGGCACTGCGTCTCCTGATCATAAGCTTTCTGTTTTTGGAGATTCTAGCGGAAATCGCACGGAAATTGGCATAGATAACATCGACCAGCGTTTAGTTCTCGGTGCATACTTTGAAACTGGAGTTACTCAGTATTCCACGATTCAGGCTACAAACAACGCAGAATCCTCTGGAACAAATTTAGTTCTGCAACCCGATGGCGGAAACGTCGGCATAGGCGCGACGCCCAATGACAAGCTACACGTTCAAGGTGTCGCCAAGATCACTACAGCTGTTCTCACTCCGTTGGTGAAAAGCGGAAACGCCTCGGGAGGTGTTGTTCTTCAAGGTGGAAATTCAGGTGGAGCCAATATTGAGCTTTACGGAGAGTCACACGCTTCAGTCGCTAACGACGCCTACTACGACGCGGATGTTCATAATTTCAGATCTGCGAGTGCGGCTACTGCTTACGCCACGTTTGCATATGCCGAGATAGATTTCACACGAAATCTGAACATGAACAACTACAACATTACTGGTGTTAATGCGTTGCATATAAACGATCCCGGCGTCAACGAGGGGATTCAATGGTCAAACGGAAATGGCTGGGGAATATGCGAAGCTCCAGACAATTTGAGCAATGCCGCTGGTAACCTACAATTTACTGACTCAGGCAATCGACGAATGACCATCACAACGTCTGGCGACGTCGATATTCCAGTCGGGAATCTATACGTTGGAAGACCAGCAGACGCTTGGACAACTAGTTCGACATGGCTATCCATGTTCGGCGGCGAGATAAACACTGGCGGCTCTTACGCCGTGACCATCAATTCTAACGGCTACCGTAACACAAGCAACACATGGACTAGCTTGGGGATAAATAACTACACCGGAGCCTCACAGATTTGGGCCTATCCAACCGGAGTCATCACACTCAACACCAGTTCATCGCATGCCACCGGAGCAAGCACAGTCGTAAATGAGCGTTTAAGGGTGGCCGCGAATGGGCAAGTGAGTATCGGCACCACCTCTGGCGGCTACAAGCTAAGGGTTGCTGGAAACGGCTTCTTCGACGATCAATTAACACTCGGCAGCAATGGTTCTGAGGGCGGAGAAATTCGTTTACTAGATTCCAGTAGCTCAACCTCGCAAGCCGCTTATTTAGACGTAGACGCGGCCAACAATGCTCGCTTTTTCCAAATCGGGAATGGTGACATGAAGCTGGGCAACCTAACCGGCGGAACGGGCAACACCAAAATTTATTGCAACGCCGATCTGAAAATCGACGTCAAATCCACGCAGACCGAAATAACGGATCAGCTCTATGTAAGCGGCTACGCTGGGAGCGATTCGATTGTCACAATCAATGGCATCGACTGCGGCGGTGGAATGCTTGTTCAGGGATCGCTTGACGTTGATGTCGATCTAGAGGTGAGCGGCAACAAAAACTTCCGTATCGCTCATCCAGTTCGTGAAGGCCACGATCTTCGCCATACGTGCGTGGAGTCGCCACAAGCGGATCTGACCTATCGCGGGAAAGCAACGCTCGTCGATGGTACGGTTCAGCTCGATCTCGATAGCGAGTTTGGAATGACCAGCGGAACCTTTGCGGCGTTAAATGACGACGTGCAAGTGTTCGTTCAAAACGATAGCGGATGGGATGCCGTTCGTGGATCTGTTAGCGATGGGGTTTTGACGATCACCTGCTACAATTTGGACTCTCACGATTCCGTAGGCTGGCTCGTTATCGGGCGGCGGACCGGAGTTGAAATTGAAATCGAACCCGAAACAAAAATCAAATGACAATAACTGAAAAAATCACAAAAATTGACGCTGATCTCGTTGTTCTTGACGAGGAACTAGATACGGCTCGCGAAAGACTTAATGAATTGACCAGAGAAATTCGCGATCTCAACGAACGCATCAACGAAATTCCGAAAGAACGTGCGACGTTGAAAGAAGTTAAGACCACTTTGGAATCACTAGACTCCTAGTAATTTCAGAACGTCTCCACTGATAAAAGCGAGAGCCCCCAACCGCTCTGGAAGGGGGCTCTTTGCTTGGTTTATACCTTGGTATAGGTCGGCTCTTTAAAAGGCCTTACATGGCCTATCAGGTCTTAATCCTCCGCCACTGGCTCGGGAGCTTCTGGGTCTTCGGGCTTTTTGAATGACTCAGCTATTAGCCTGACTTCGTTGGGCGTAACCATGCTTATTCCGTTGAATGGAAACGGAGTAATTTCCTCACTCCCGTCGATGACTTCCTGTAGAGCGTTTGCGACGCTAATTGCGGTTTCGGAGGCCATTGGCACGTTATGCCAACGCCTCAAGACTTTCTCAAGATCACTCATTTTCTAATTCCTCGATTTCTTGGGCTATTTCTTCCTTTACGGAGTGTATGGTTTCTTTAACGGACTTGACTGATTCGTCAGTCTGAGCAGCAGTCCATCCGGCTTGCCACTCATTAGCCTTTAGGCTTGATGATGCGTATGGACACTGATTATCTTTATGATAATCCCTGTATCCTTGGTGATATATTTTACTATTCATATAGTTTAGGTTTATTGTGTTATAGATAGTTCCTCCTGGTCGCCTTGAATTTCTCCATGAACGGCAGAAAGAATGTCAGAGTGTCTGACTTGTCTGCTCAATCTCAATCCATTCATACTGGTAACTCGGCTTATGGCAACATAAAGAAGACCAGTAGCGAATGGTTTAGTCGGTGGCAAGTCTATATAAACTTTTTTTATAGTAGATCCCTGCGAACTATGTATGGTCATAGCCCACCCTAGGACAACAGGAAAGGCTTTGAATTCTCCAGATTTTACCTGCTCCAACTCGGAATTTCTACCTATTGTCCATTTATGCTGAGTCCAAACCTTCTTCGGAAGATTTATCATGCCCTTGCCGTCTACATCGATCAGCATTCTTCCGTAGCGATCTACTCCATAGAATGTCCCTTGGTCGCCATTAACGCATGTTTGATGGTCGCCTTCGGCCTTCCATGATCCATTCGCCTTCACAACCACTCTAGCCCCCCTGCGAAGCATTAGTGGCTGCACAGGATCTTCGCCCTGCCATTGCTTAGACTCGGTAGTGAACTCAATCTCTTGGCCGTGCAGCTTTGCTAGTTCGCGCAGATTGACTCGCTTGGCGATAGCTCGGTAGGGAGTTAGCGTAATGCTACCAGGCAAAGGTCGCCCGACACATCGATTGAGAATACGCAAATCTAGGTTAGATTGCTGGCCTGTCCGGATTCTAGAGAATAACTCTCCCTCGGCTCTGGATTGTTGACGAAAAATTCTGGTTAATCGGTAAGTCTTAATGCCCTTCAGGCACTTGGCCTCGGATATTCCAAACGGGAATTTATACCCCCATGATTCCAACGCCTCAGAGTCTCTCTGAGAGCTTACTGGTGGGAGTTGACCGTCGTCTCCGACTAGGAGTATTCCGGCCCCGCCAAAAGCGTTTGTAGAGCGTCTGGAGTGCTGTAAGGCACTGTTTATAAAGTCTAGCTGGTCTGCCCTGAGCATTGAGCATTCGTCAATGACAATCCAGTCGGCTTGGGCTAGGGGGGCAGATCGCTTTCCACCAAAATACCTGGTAGATACGTCCGATTGCCTAAGCTTTGTGGCTTTTAGACTTGGGTCTAGTGGATATTGCGATGGCATGCCGAATGTCTTGTGGACTGTCTGACCGCCAACTAGGGACGCCGCTAGTCCGGTAGGGGCACAATAAACAATCTTGCTCGAGGATTTGTATAACTCACGAACCACAACGCTTTTACCCGAGCCAGCGGGACCAGACACACGAAGGACTCGTTCAAAGCCCGACCGAATGGCCTTAACTATTTCTAACTGTTCTCCGGTCAGATTCATTTACACCTAGTATGACTGGCAAACTTCTTCATCGAAACTTTACTGTTATATATGTGATTGCTCACCTGCTTCTCGGATAGGTTAACGATGATTGCAATTTTGCTCAACGAATTGCCTTTTGCGTAAAGCCTCATAATGCATCGAGCCTTACTCGACTTTAGCATATCTATAAGGTCATACAGGTCCGAGTAACTCTCTTGGTAGTATTCAGTTTGATCGTTTATCGGGATTGGCGAGACATTTGGCTGATATAGATCCTTAGATGCATACCAAATAGCCGTAGATAAGTACGGTAGGTTCCATTTATCCGTATTGCGAAGAGGCAATATCCTTAACCAAATTTCACCTTCGGCGTCTCCGGCATCTACTGCCCCTGCGGTTTTGCGATTAACAGATCTGCCAGCGATTGATATTATCCTTACCAAAGTTTCGTCGAGAGCCTCTAGCCTTTGCGACTCGGTAATTAGAAACTCGGCTTTATATCCTGGCATGTCATCAGACCAATACCTATGACCATCCGTTTCTATTGTTCCTATAGGGGTTTTGAAAATCATGGGCCATATGGGTTGTGGGGTAAATAAACTGCATGTGTATAGTCGCAAGCGTTTGAAATTGAAGTAAGGTCAACAAATAGTTTTTTGTTCTTAGCCATCTTAGATGCTTTTTCAGACTCACTTCTAAGCTTGTTCTTAATCTTTTGATTTATGACCTGCCTCTCAAGCACGTCCATCCTCTCTGGGCCAACGACCTTACCCTCTCTATGTGATGCAGCAGCCCTAACTGCTTGTTCGCGGCTAGAATGAGAGGAAACAAACCCCCACTCGTTTGCAACGATCCAGGGCTTCTCTGTCTTACTCCATGTCTTTCGATTATATTTAGAGTTTTTCTTCATCTTCTAATTTATACCCAGCCGCCCACGCGATGTACACGGAGTTTAATTCTTCCTCATTTAAATGCTGATTTTTATATACCAAAATATCGGCATTTCCAAAGCTTAGACAATAAAGTCTCCACATATCGTCATCAACTTCCACTTTTAAATTTCGACGACTCACAGGCATTAACTCTCCATGATGCTTTCCACCTAGCAAAGGAGCAACAGACTCGGGTCTTTTGGAATTGCTACTTAGCAAAATCCTGATCTCGTTAGTCAGAATCTCTATATTCTCATACATATTGGTCATCTTCCTCTCTTAATTTGTCCTGCACGAGCTTTGCATATCCTTGTATATCCTCATATGTGTCCAGATGTTTATAGTCGGCGGTCACCGCTCGGCTAATCTTACTTAGTATCATATCAAAGGCTTCGCATATATCAAATGGAAGCTGTTCATAGTTCACGCCTTCACGGATAACCCGCTTTAGCCTCTGTGCTATTGCAGCGTTATCGGAAAACCTTCCATAGGTTTCGCCGCGTTTTTCTAATGTTCGTTCTAGCATATCAGTATTCTCTTATTCTTATCTCTCTAATTCCGAAACGAGAGAGTGCCTCTGCACATTCCGGACAAACGTACTTGTGACCATAAACCCAGACAATGCTAGGTTTTATAGTCATCTCTAAAACCTTAAGCTTGTCGAGTAGTCGCATCTCGGCATGCGTCGATTTGCAGAAGTGTGTCTGATCGCCTGTAGGCAACTCTAATCTAGCACAAATATGGCCAGTGTCTTCGCAATCATTCGCAGCAGTTAAGAAATCAGCCCCAACGTAGCATCCGGCGGCAACGCCTCTCTTTTGGCAAGTGCTTTTAGGATGTACCTTCAATCGTAGATATTCAAACTCGGTCATTTTATTAATGAGATCCAGGTTCTCTCGTTAGGTCTATCCAGCTAACATTATTTATGTCCGACATATAACAGTCCTGGGCATACGGCCTATCTCTGTCTGGGATGCTTTTAATCGTCCAAGACTTGTGGTGATGTCCAAAAACGACCGCAGCATGGGTCATTGCTGGATTCAGATACATATATAGGAACGGCTTTGGCTCGGCATTGTCCCATGAGTGCTTGGCACAAACTATGAAGTTTGACCCAAATGGCCAATCGGTCCTGTCAGTGAAATTGTAGCCAAGGCCCTTAATCTCCATCCGCTTTTCTTCGCCGCTGTGCTTGCTCTTTACATAGCAATCACCAGAATCGGCATACTCCTTCCACTGATCGTGAGTAGGCCTGATCTTTGTTTCAGGGATGTGTACTATATAATCCCGGGATTTCCACCAGTCGGCGACAACTTCGACGGCCCTCTGGCTTTTCTTTAGTCTTTCGACAAACTTAGTTTCCATATTTTATTTTGGTTTTGTTTTTATAGTTCCATTAGATAGTTAGTAGCCACCTTGCCGTGCTCAACTACACCACATGCGATGGCCGGATGCGGCCCATGCTTACCATAGGCCATTGCGTAAGATTTCCGATCTATTCCGTTGCCTACCTGCATGCCAAAGACACGGCAATTATCGCCCGTATGCCACACCACTCCACATTCGGAATGGTGATGGCCTTGGACATAAGATCTCATGTTGTCCTTGGCTTTTTGAGGAGCCTTCTTGCCTTCGCCGTGGCAGTAGCGAACGTCATCTATAGTTACGTCTTCAACAAACTTCCATCCAGGTGCGTCAAACATTTCGCCGTAATCGCGAACCCACCTGCGGGATATACCCGCAGAGTAGGCCTTGCGATGTACGATGCGATCATGGTTTCCAATGCAGACGTATGCCTCGGGAAATGCCTTATACCATTTCTGTATCTCGGTAATCGCCCGATCTAGTTCTTCTCCGGCACTGAATCCATCTGGGTCTGTCTCATGAAATGAGCTATAGTGATTATCCACCAGATCTCCTATAAAAACAACCTGGTTACAACCGCATCGGCGATCAACATTCTTACAGAAGCGTAGATACTTCTTCAGCGTGAATGGGGCGTGTAGATCGCCTATGGCTAGAACCTTCATAGCGATGGAAGGCCAAGTTTATTGAGAGCTTGGTTTAGCTCAAAGTCCCTGCCGCAAGCATCAGATGGCCTGTAGTCTTTTGTCATTTCAAACAGTTCACCTTTGCCGCGAGGATTTGCAGAATTCCACCAGATTACTGATGCCGCCCAATTAGCTATAGTGCCATCGGTTACGTGTTTGCGGATCTCATAGACCCAATGCAGTTGAGGCTTCCTTTTGACCTCTTTTCTAAAATCAACCATCTTTTGGGTTTTTTCTAATAATGCCATAGGTTTTATTTATCTCCTTTATCACTTCTTGAATTGGTTGCTGCATTAGCAGCGATGTGAGGTTAATGATTGCTGCGAGTTCTACGGATGCTTCCCGTAGCTCGGTAGATGGCTCTGGCTCGCCCTCTGGGCCTGGATTAAGATCGACATGAGCATTGACCTTGCTGGAGTCAATTAGCTCATACACGTCGCGACCATCGACTGGTTCACGAGGCTCAAAACCACCGCTCTTATAGTTTGTTCCGATTCCATAGTCGCCTTGACTCGGTACAATCGCAACGAATTCCGTACCATCCTTTCTCTCAAGAAGGAGGCGGGTTACCCCGCTCTCCCTTATCTTGATAATGCTCTTTATGCGGCCTTGGATATACTGCACGGTCAAAACGCTAGATCTTCGCCGACTGAGACCGTCACAGATGCTTCCTGAACGGTTGCAGTTGGCTTGTCGATGTTTTCATCTACTCGTTGTATAAACGTATCGATCTCCGTATCGAAGGCGGCTTCCATGCTCGACGTGTCGCGTACCTTGCGACCGAACTTTTCGCTGACCTCGGCCTTTCGCAAGCCAGTAAACCACCTCGCTTCCGAATCGTAGGGCCAAGTCTGAGTAATCCTTTCGCCTGACTGAGTTATATACAATGCAGTCGGAACAACGGTCTTTCCATACTGGTTTTTCCAAGCTCGCTTCTCATTCAAAGCAGCTTTCAGCTCAATTGGCTTATTGAGATCTATACCGCCAAGGATATTCGCGACCCCAAGGAAATTGCTTTCATAGAGCTTGAACTGAGCGGCGTCATCGTTGTCTAAGTAGATCGTGAAGAACATGTCCTCGCCTAACGGCTGTACGGCTGCTCCAGCGACCTTTCCTATAAGTGACTGTTTAAACCAGCCTAGGGTCTTCCCCTCTTTATCTCCGAAGCTCCAGTGACGAAACTCGCGGCCATCGTTAATATCAGGATCGGCATCCGCTCCTGGAACCTTGGCAAACCATTTGCCTTCGGATTTAATGCTATAGTATTTTTTCATATGTTTATTTTACTTGAGGTTAAATTTCACATTTTAGGCTTATGATATTCGGTATTTCAGGCTGCTTATCGACCCACTCGTCGAAGCCAGCCAACGAATTAAACCCTAGCATGTTTATATCTTGTCGCTCTTTGCCTCGCTCAACGACTACGACAACGCTGCGAACAGCATTTCTGTTTAAATTGGTTATGATCGATTTATCTTTAGTGTATTCTTTCATTGTGATTTTGATTTTTTGTTAATCTGCCTTAATTTTTTTTCATCCGCCGTTTTCAATTTATGACAAGGCTTACACAAAGCCTGTAAGCCCTCTGTTTCAACGTACAGCCGCCGCAGTACCTGATCCCAATTGTACCCCAGAAATCCCTCACAATCGAAACCGTCGATAGGAACGACAGGCTCAATGTGATCGACCGCCATGTCTTTTTGTGGAAACAAGTTGCCACATTGCTTGCATTTATGAAGCTTGCACATCCTGCCAGTCGCCGGATTCACGCCCGTTTTGATGTAGGCGTCCCGCAGTGCTTGGTATTTAGCTGGCCACTTGGCCCCTCTAAGTGCACTCATGATAAATGATCGGAATCGGGCCAAAGTCCATTGGCCGTTAGCATACGGTTTCTCAACCATTGTTCATGATGTCGCGAATATATTCGGTTCCGATCTGATCAATCAACGGCACTAGGTGTTCGTCTTGGCCCTTGAAATAGATCTTCATCTCTTCATCAGCCACTACACCGACGACTACTGCGTCGCAGTTGTCGAGTAGGGTCTGTATGGTTCTCTCATAAAGTTGTTCGTTCATCTTAGCTTATTCACTATTAGGTATAAATTGCAGCACGCGTCGAAAACATCTAGGGCATGCTGTTGCTGGTCTCGTGTCCAGCGGCGAATTCCGGTTCTCCCATCCTCTACGGCGATCACAATGGACATTATGTTCGGCATATAGTCTAGGCCTTCACGCTCGCGAATAATGTCAGCTTCGACTGCTAGCTGGGCACAGTCCTTTATATAGGCTTTTGCCTCGGGTTTGCCAACCGTCACAGATCGCGTCTTAAAATCCATCAGCACGTATTGGCCTGCCGAATCCTTAGCTAGTACGTCAATTGTTCCAGCCGTTTTACGGCGTAGGCAATAGCAGATGCTTTCTGCTGCGACTAATTCATGCCCAGTATCTCGGAACCACTTGGCAAATGGGTTAACATAGGTCGCGTATGGGCCACTGTTAGGGCTTAGATCGCCCTGAGCCATCCGGTCTAAGTGACACTCTAGTGCCTTATGCACCGACGTGCCAAACTCGCTAGAGGTGACCTCACGACCGTCAACGTCTTGACGCATCCCGTATCGCCGACGCTCGCATTCTTCCCAAGATATACCGCATTGGGCCATGTCCCAAATCTGACGCCTCATCCAGCCGGACAAGAAGTCGTTTGGAAGGCACCCAAGCATCGTAGTGACACTTGCCAAAGCATTAGACTTCCTAGCTTGGGTTGGCGTCGTGACGCTCTTAAGTAGCCTTACATCGCCACTAGCGTTTACCTTATAGAAGTGGCTCATAGCTTTTGCCCTTCTACTTCCTTGCGATCCATGATCGCCGTATATACGTCGCCGTCGTCGTCATACCATCTGACAACTAAGCGACCGAACAACGTGATTCCCACTATTGCTACATGCCCCTCCAGAGAAGGACAGTACACGATATCATTTATTTCGATTTTTTTCATTTTGCAACATCCTCCTTTGGTGGCCCTTGAGCAATGGCCCAAGGCATTTTTCTAACTCGTCCCGTGCGATTTCGATGTCGCACTTGAGCCCGTAGATGTCCTGCTTATTCCTGAAGCAGTCATCCGTGCATTCATCTAAAAAGCTGATCAGGTGGCTGATCTCGGCGTGTTCGCCAACGGTAATGGGCTTTGTAAATTTAAACCTTTCTAAACTCATTGTCCTAATAATAATTAATAAATGCATTTGTACGCCATGCACTTACAAAAGTCTTACGGCTAGGCATCCGTCCGATGAAATCGGCATCGCTATCAGGAGCCATTGTTGGCCCTTCAAAAACTAGCGCATGACGCCGTCCTAAGTCTCTTGCCAGGCGGTCATAAAGATCGGCTTCGCAACTGTTGCCAATCAAGGCCAACGCGTTGCAAAGGTTTTGAATTTCTTCTCTTGAATACTTATAATCACGCATATTATTTTGGTTTTTATAACATAGGTACCCCCCCCGCCGACTTTTGAAAATCGAGGGATTGGATCTGGTTATTGTTTTGGTTAGTGGTTCCTATTAATACCAGGGTATTAGTGCAGTCGATAATCGACGATTCACCAATCACAATTTGGCCTAGGTTCCGGTTAGTGTACAAGTTTTGCACAAATTCTAATCTAGCGCCGGTCGATCTCGTGTCAAATCGTTTTATGCTGGTTTTGTGCTAATAAAGTGTAAAATGATTCCTAACCAATTTTACCGAGCAGCTAGTGCGCTTTAAAGAGGGGGACTTTTGGCATATGTAGAAAAACAGCCAAAATCGGGCGATAAATATTGAATTTATTAAAATGCCAGAAACGTACAAAAAATTATCTTTGGGATAAGGCCTAAAAATAAAAAATCAAAAACTTGGCGAGGCTGGTAGTAAAAAAAATTAACTCGGTAATCGACCCCTATAGGTGATTTCTAAGAATTTATAAAAAAGTTGTAAATGTAAATGAAATGTAAATTTACATGGTTTTTACATATGTAAAACAATCGTAAATGTAAAACAAATGTAAATGTAAAACAAACGTAAATGTAAAAAGAACGTAAATGTAAAATGAATGTAAATGTAAATTGATTGTAAATGTAAAAAATTTACATATGTAAATGGGTTGTAAATGTAAAAAATTGTAAATGTAAAAAAGTAGTTAACGCGCAAAACGCTAGCAAAACCGCAAAACGAGCGGAAAAACCGCCGTTTTTAGCTACCAGGGCACACGGTACCAGGGCACACGGTACCAGGGCACACGTCTACCAGGGCACACGGTACCAGGGCACACGGTACCAGGGCACACGC